AATAATTACCCGCCCCTGGTGTTCCAGTGTCTGTAGCAACAATTCCTTGAACGGAATTACCATTAAATGTAACGCTAAGCTGTCCACTTGGGCTCGTAGTGCCAATCCCTACTCGCTGTGACGAATCAATCGTCATTGCGCGGACGGGTGTATTGCCTAGCGACGAAACAGTAAAGAATTGGAGGTCGCATCCGTCAGGCGACAAGCGTTCAGACTTGATCGCTGAACCAGTGCTGAAACTTGGCGAGGTTGATGGGACAAAGAACAGCGCAGCTTTAGATCCAAAGTTTGACGAGCCGCTTGTAATCTGAATACCAGCATCACCGGAACCTGCGGAACCAACAACGGTTAATGCTGCTACAGGGCTAGAAGACCCTATGCCTACGAGCCCTGCGGACGTGATGCGCAGGCGTTCGGTAGGAGAACTCGCCCCATCCGCAGTAGTGGAGAACACTAATCTTGTTGGAAGGTCATTTGTTCCAGGTGTACCATCTACTGCAGCGATGATCTGAGCACCGACGACAAATCCTGTTCCATCAGAGCCGCTGATGCGAATGGCTCCTAGCTCATCATTGTTTTGTACTGCTGTGACAGCTCCGGCAGATGTGCCTCTAGTCTTTGCAATACTGACATAGCAACCATTTGCATCGTTGGTGTTATTGACTGCCGTATAAGCTGCTGCCGTAGTTGTTTCTACTTGGACCGGAGCCTGGAGCGAACTAAAGCCAACGGCACGACCACTAGACGTACCAACTAAGAGCCTGCCGCTGGAGTCGATGCGGGCGCGTTCGGAGCCACCTGTTAGCCACTGATGCGTCTGAATAGAAGTACCAGACTTTGTGACTATATATGCGTTTTCGCCAGTACTGTTTGCGTCATTGATTGCACGAAGTCTAAAGTTGCCTGCGCCGACACCTGTTCCTGCCTGAAATACCCAGTTTTTTTGATCAGTTGCCTCGCCCGTGTCCGTAAAGCGAAGATCAACGAGGGCAGGACCCGCTAGGTGAAGAAACGACTGAACTGTAGGAGTCCCAATCCCTACGTTGCCTGCCGGAGTAATAACCATCCGGGCTGTTTGAGACCCAACGGCAGCATCCCCTGTGTAGAAGTAATGTCCGCCAACATTGCCCGTTCCTTGGGAGAAGTAGCCAATGCCGCCGGCTCCAAAGGATCCGGTATTGATGTTCCATCGGGCGATGCCGACATTAAAGGCGGTACTGCCCCCGTCTCCCAGAACAATGCTCCCCTGAGACTGCGCTGAGTTGCTAACACGAATTTGGTCAAGGACCTGCAACTGCGACTGAGGCGCACTAGTCCCTATGCCTACAAGCCCTGCGGACGTGATGCGCAGGCGTTCGGCGCCGCCAGTGCTAGCAAGAATTGCTCCTGTCCCAACAGCAGTAAGAGCCACGCGCCCTGGGGCTGCTCCATGTGATTCGCCAAAAACAAGCACATTGGCGCCATTGCCGGAACCAGTTCCTCCATCAAGGCGGATGTAACCGCCCGCCGATGTTTGGAAAATCTCACCTGTTGATACTTTTATATTCCCACTTGCATCAACAAACAACCTCCCAGTCCCATTAGTTGCTACCGCTACTTGGTCTGCGCCGGGGCTGTAGATGCCGGTGTTGGGATCGCCAGTGAACGTCAGCGTTGGTGCAGCAGCGCTACCCAGTGGGTGCCGCGCAATGCTGTCAAACGTTGCAGTACTGGTTACGTCCAGCGTGCCAGGTACATCAACGTTGCTGGTCCATTCAACGCCAGTGCCAGCCGCATCAGTTTGCAGCAGTTGGCGGGCATCACCATCCTGCAGCTTTGATACCGGCAGCTCATCAGCAACGATGCCGACCCATGCGCTGCCGTTCCAGACCTTCATCTGCGCCGGGCTGACGCTGGTATCCAGCCACTGCTCGCCTAAATAGTTGCCACTGCTGCCGCCTGCTGCAGGCGTAGCGTTTGGTGCAGTAGTGCCAACATGCACCGGACCGACCTTAACGATGCCGGTGCCAGCAGAATCCTTGAAAAACAGACCGGGGCTTGCGGTGTTCGTGTTGATCGCAAGCTGACCATCAGTAATGCTGGTGGTCGGACGCTTATTTGCAGTGCTGCTACGAAGATGCTTGTACGTGGCCATGCCTTAACTCCCTGCGGGACGGCGTTACTGGCTCAGTCTAATATTCGCCTTCGTCGATCACCACGTCATATTCTTCGATCACTTCACCTAAGGTTTTGTATTGCACGTAATAATCGGCATTGCTGACCTTGACCAGCATCTCGCCTGTGACTCCACCTTTCGGTAGGCTCTCACCGTTGTAATTGAAGCCTGACATCAGTAGGTGCCTTCATCAACCACCCCAACTGCCATTGCCCCAGTGCTGTTATCCACGGTGATCTCAGTGCTTTCCAGCACGATGCCCAGAGTTGCCAGCGTTGCGATCTGACTGCGGCCCCACAATGTGGTTAGTGCTGCGCCAGCATCGGCAACGCCAGTCATTGCCGGACTTAGCGCCGAGCCATCGAAGGTCACATCCTCCGCGTCGATCACGCTGATGCCAGCGCCGACCAAGTTGACGTGCGTCCAAGTGGTACCGGAACCTGGGCTCAGAATCCAGTCGCCCACATCAAGTGCAACAGCAGGTGCTGGCGATACGCCCGTACCGGACGTGGTTACCAGCAGATAAACACCAGAGCTAGATGCTGTTGGTGCAATCAGTGACGAGCCAACCGTCAAGCCCGATTCAGCACCGTAAGTATTGAGGCTGGCGACGGTGTTGGTATCTGCGTTGTAAGTGCCGCCAAAGCGCAGGTTTGCTTGCGCACCAAATTCATTGTTCAGCGGCAGGTAGTAACCCTGCGGCGGTGATACCTGACCAACCCACACGTAAGCGGTGCGGTCTGTTGGGTTGATCCAAAGCTGACCAGCAAATTCAGCAATCGGCTGACTGCTGCTGACTTGCGCGATGCCGTAATCCGCAAGCTGCGCTGCTGTAACACTGTTGGAAGCAAGACGATCAGAGGTAAAAGTACCGCTGACGATTTTGCTTGCGTCAAGCTCTGGGATGTCATCTGCGATCAGGTCTGCGCCATCTGTGACGTGACCTTGCGCATCAATGGTGACTTTGCCATACGTGCCAGGCGTTGCAACATTAAGGTGATTAAGCTGCCCGGTTACAGCAACTTGCAGCCCGCTGCCGGGAAATACCGCGCCTTTCACTCCAGCACCAGCCGCTGGTAGATCGCCTGCAACAATCAAGCGGCCATCTGTTACCAGTCCGTTTGCGTCGTATTGGGTCAGGTGGTATTCACTGGCGTTAGCGGTAACGGTGTTGTCGATCTGGATTTGATCGCCGCTTAAGGTCAAGCCATCACCATTGACGACCACAGCACCTTTGGCGCTAGTGGTTGCAGTCGGCAGATCACCTGCTGCGATGGCGCGGTAGCTGACTGCACCGGCACCACCACTGGGACCAGCGAGGAATTGACCGGCACCGCTGGTGGCATCCAGCGTGGTGTTGATCGTGACTTCATCACCGACCGTGCTGACGGTGACGTTGACGATGCCGCTACTGCCACCGATGACGGTGTTGATGCTGCCGGCTGCTTTGATGTTGACCCAGCTAGTGCCGTTCCAGCAGTAAACCTTGCTGTCGTCAGTGTCCAGTGCGATCTGACCGACGAACGCACCGCTAGCAGGCAGTGTGGTTACAAGGTCAACGGTTGATTCATCGGCAAGCTTGGCGGCAGTGACGGCATTATCTACCAGCTCACCAGTGTTGACGCTGGCATCTTCCAGTGCATCGCCGCTGATCGTATTGGCACCAAACAGGATCTTGGCGCTTGGGATGGTGGCATCCGCGATCAACGTGGTGGCATTACCCACCAAGTCGACCACTGTGATCTTCTTGGTTTCGCTGGCGCTTACGTCCGCGATGGCAAGCAAGTCGCCTGCTGCTAGGTCGCCACCGGCTAGGGCTGCAAGTTCGCTGATGCGTAGGTCGGCCATGCCCTAGTGCCTGCGTGGCGTTTACAGTTACACCGAGTCTAAGTCTTACTCCCGTTCTTCCAACAGGATGTAGGAGTCAGCGCTTTGCTCCAACTCGATCTTACCGTCGTCTTCCTGTAGCAGGTAACGCTTCCGCAAGGTCTGAGCCTTGAGGCGGATCGGTCCAGTAGCAACAAAATCAATCGTGCCAACGACCATGGCATCAGCAGTAAAGCTGACGGCGCTTGCAGTGACGATGGCATCAAACTCCCACCACAGGGCGTCGTTAATTTGGGCGGCTGTGAACTCGCCAGCTTGGGCAGCCGTGTCGGGATATTTGATGTAAAACTTGCCGTGAAATGCAGCGCCAACTTCAGTGCGAATAACCAGTTGCATCAAGTAATGCACTGGCTCTTTTTGGTATTCGTTAGCGTAGTCCCAATGTGCGGTAAGGCGACCACTTCCGGTGATTAGGCTGCTGTACTGCTGGCGGTGCTCATCGCTGAGGGTTGTGATATCAACCGTTTCGCGGTTTGTATTCAGTTCGTA